CAACTGTGTAACATGGGCAGATCCAATTGCTATCCATAGGAGGATCAGTTGCCTTACTACAGGGAATACTCAGCGTTCGACCCTTACCGGGCCGGACATGTGCTAACCCCCCTTCGGGGGGGGGCGCCTGCGGATGATCATAGTACTTACTTTCGTAAGTACTCTAATCTCCTCACGTGGCGGACAAACGGACCGAAAGGTAACGTGTCCAACGCGGAGGTCAGCGAAGTTTATGCTGATCCGTATGCGTATTTCCTGAATTCGGCGCGTGATCGGAAACTCGCCGCAGCCTTAAAAAGCCGCGGTTTCGATCCTGCTCCGATGCCCCCTGACACGGGCCATCCATTCTCACTCACAAAGTGGGAAGTGTTTGGCTCGGACGCAGCCACTTTCACCGATGGTGATTATTGGCGTTGGAATTCAACGAATCCTGCGTTTTTGGGCTTTCCTGCACTGCCGAGTTCCTCGGCGTACACGTTTGCTCATCAGTCATGGGGAAAGTTGGCACCGAAATCTGAGATGTTCGACGTCGCCCAGTTTGTGGGCGAGTTACGGGAAGGACTTCCTTCCATGACCTCAAATCTTTTGAAGGGAAAAGTTAATTTCTTCAAAGATTTGGGCGCCGATTATCTGAATGTTGAGTTTGGCTGGAAGCCATTCATCAACGATATCATCAATGCGGTATCTGCCCTTGGCAGTGCCACTACGATGCTATCGAGGCCTTTTGGGCCCATTCATCGATCTCGAGAGGTGGTAGATGAGGTAGTCATTGCTGATAGCAGTGGCTCGGGGGTTATTTCTTATCCCCCGTATCCTCCAGATTCTTCCTACATTCCTTTGACGGAATTTTGGAAGGTGCAGCCCAATACCCATCGAATGGGTTCTGGGTGGCAAAACTGGGGAAACCTCTCTCGTTCTACCGGCACGTACAAAAAGACTTGGTTTGAAGGGAACTTCTTCCTTCTACCCAAGCTCGGGTTTAATCCCGAGGACTATATGTCCAGGCTGGATTCATTGGTGAATACCAAATTGACTCCATCCATATTGTACGAGCTTTCCCCTTGGTCCTGGCTCATCGACTGGGGCGCCAAGATTGGCGACTCTCTGCAAACAGCAGAGGCCCTAGCTGATGACCGAGTCCACGCACAATACGCGTACGGAATGCAGGAGACGATGGCTATTTCAACCATCACTCGTGTCAGTCCGTATTACTGGAGTCCGAGTCAAGTAGATCCGAAGGGATCCATTTCGACCCGTACTACCAGAAAAGAACGCGTTCGTGCGAATCCCTATGGATTCACGGTGGGTGGCGCTTCCAGCCTTAACAGCTGGCAGCAGTCAATCCTCCTCGCTCTGGGCCTTACAAAGGCCCTTTAGCGGAACTATGCCTTACCGCTGGCTTCGCGGATTCAACACAACTACCATGGAGGGCCAATGCTCGCCGATCCTCAGGCTGTCACCATTTCTGGGACACCCTACACTCTCCCAAAGACCGACGCACGTTCGGAAACGAACGTCTACGCCGATCTCGGCAACGGGGTCACCCTGTTCGGAACTCAGCGAGTTACCGGACGGGACAACCGTCGCCGCGCAACGGTCTCTCTCCAGAAGGAGAAGATCGCAGCCGACCCCCTCACGGCCGTAAACCAGCGTGTAAACGCTTCCGTTACGGTCTCTGCAGCGTTTCCCTCGGGATTCACTGCAACAGAGATGGAAGGCATTGCTGCCGCGCTCATCACCTGGCTTTCTGCCAGTACCAACGCGAACCTCAAAAAGGTTCTCGCAGGTGAGCGTTGAGTGGTGTTGAAGCTCTCGTCATCGTAGGGATCGTGGTACTGATTACAATCAGTATCTCGGCCTTCGGGATGATCGCTTCACGCAGAGGATAGTTAGCATTGGCTGGATTGCCGACCCTCAATTGGGAGACATGAAAAGCCTATTAACTCTCCACATCTCGGCCCTGCTAGATGCAGGGTCTCTTTGCTCGGTCGAGACGGACAAAGATGCTTCACGCATCTCTGCTCGTTGGGAACATGAGGGTGATTCATTCTTGATGATCACTCTCCCAGACTTTGCGAAAGCCCTTGAGAAAGGCTTGTCGCAAGGACTCTGGCCGCGTCACGATGTGCTTAGCTTTAAACACATCGGAGGTCTCCCCGCATTTATGCGAGGTTTCCTCACGCTTATGTTCCACCCATCTGGGTTGATCTTGGATAATCCAGACCCCTCTGCAGTATATGCAGTGAGGCAAGTGTGCTATCTTAGCCACAAAGTTGAGCGTCCTACGTCCCGGAAACGGGAAGAAAGGGCGTTCGCTGGATATGTCCAGACTGAAGGAGAACTCGCGAACAGCCGGTGGTCTGACGACGACCGGCTGGTGAATGATGTAGCTATATCATTCGCTCGCTTGTTCGGGGAGATTTTGAACCCTATCGATCGCAAGATCGCTGAGTTTGATCTCATCCCAAAGCATGGTCCCGGTTCCACTGCGGATAGGCTTTCGCCTCTCCAAAAGTGGTCTTTCCCAAACTGGAGTGAAAGACTTGAAGAAGTCTTTCCTCAGTGGCGCTATACGCGCAACGTCAGTCGGGATTGGAACTTTGCTTCGTCCCTCCCTGTGGATCAGGAATTGCCCGTCAGGGTAATCACCGTTCCGAAAACCGCCAAAGGTCCTCGGATCATTGCGATGGAGCCTGCAGTTATGCAGTATGCCCAACAGGCATTGAAGAGGGAGCTATACTCACGTGTAGCTTCTTCTCCACTCCATGAGATTCTCGGTTTTACCGATCAATCTCGCAACCAGAGAATGGCCCAGTTCGCCTCCAAAAGAGGAGAACTAGCGACACTCGACTTGAGTGAAGCTTCGGACCGTGTATCTTGGAGGCTAGTCCAGCGCCTTTTTAGGCCCTGGCCGAACATCCTCGATTTTCTGGATGCCACGCGTTCTCGGAAAGCGCACGTAGCCAATCAAGTGATTGACTTGGTGAAGTACGCGTCCATGGGTTCTGCCCTCACATTCCCGATTGAGGCGATGATCTTTACGGCCATCGCTTCGAATCGAGTCTGGCAAGCAGATAGTCAACGACCCAGGATTCACAATCTTGTGAATCGGGTTTCTGTGTATGGAGACGATATTATCGTCCCCACGCACATGGCCGCTGACGTGATCTCGGACCTTGAGTCTTTGGACTTCAAGGTGAACCGTTCGAAATCTTTCTGGACAGGAATGTTCAGGGAATCTTGCGGTTCAGACTGGTTCTGTGGCACAGACGTGTCAGTTACCAGACTTCGAGCGGACCTCCCACGGTCCCGTCAGGATGCAGAGCTCATTGCCAAGGCTAACGACTTCAGAAACCGTGCTTATCGCACTGGTCTCTGGAGGGTCGTTAGGGCTGTAGACAATATGGTTGGGCGAGTAATTTCCCTTCCACCTCTAGACTTGTCTAGAGGCACTGCAGCTGACCTTGGAATCCTAGCACGGGAAACTTTCCTCTCCATTCACTGGGATGCAAAAGTCTATTATGACTCCGCATATCAGATTTGGAAAAGGAAGTACCCTCGTCTGCGTCCCCACTCAAAAAAGTGGAAAGCAGATGGCGAAGCTGGACTCCTTCAATGGTTCCACGAGAATACCGATTCGTCGGATATTCTTGACGCTTACGAGCGACA